GATTTCTAGCCGCTGCCGCGAAAAACCAGTCACCGAGGGAGGCCTGAGATGGTCGCATTCAGAACGCGCAATGGCTTCTTCGTCGCGTGCAACGAGCCGACGATCGTCACCATCTTCGGCGCCGGGGGTCCGCGGGTGATCACCCAGACGATCGCCACTGGGACGGGCGGCGGCCTCAACAGCGAAGGTACTCGATTGGCTTTGGCGGCCACCTTTGAGGCGACCATCTTTCAGGACCTAAATTCGCTGCGAAAACGAACCGCCCGGATCATGGTGCCGATGCTGCGCAGGGCCGCGGCCAAATTCGCCAGCGGCGAGTTGCCGCCCGAGGTCAGCCGACGAGAGGGAAAGGCGACCTGGTGGTCGACGAGTGAATTCCGGGCTGTGGAGGCAGATGCGCCGTACGAACGGGTGATCACGGCGCGGGTTGAGCTGCGGTGCAGTCGCGAGGAGCCAGAGGCTCGAATCGCGGCCCGGGCTATCCGGATGGCGTCAGGCGACATGCGCGCCTTCGCTGACGATCTGCATGGCGCCGTCGGGAGTGGTGACCACGCCGGCATCTTCGATTCCGACCCGGTGATGCGCTAACGCAGAAAAGACCCAGGCGGAGCCGACAAAGTCCGCGAGATGGCCCGCAAGCCGAATCTTGCGATAGGTTATCCGTTGGAGGAAACAATGGCAGACGATGTTGAACCCACGACCGACTCCCACAACGAGCCGGACGAGAGCCAAGAGGAAAGGGTCCGGGCGCGCGCAAAGGGCACGGACCGGATGCTCCAGCTGCTCATCAGCATCGTAAACAGCGCGCCCGGGGCCTCGGTGAACATCACCCTCTTGATGGGGGGGCAGGTTCTGTCCGGCTGGCTGATCGGGGAAGGTGACTACCTTCGCGCCTTCGCGACGCAGATGTCGAAAAGCTTTGGCAACGAGCAATCCAGCGTAGAGTTTTTCACTGCTGAGGCGGACCACCGCGATCGTGCTGCGGCGGCAAACGAATTGGATGAGCGCCGGTATATCCATCTCAAGGATGCCAAGTTCGTTTCCCATGACGGGCAGTTGCCCCACGACGAAGGCCTGCTCTGGCGCGGGAAACTTGCTTCTGTCGATGGCTTCACGCTTGGGATTTTGTCGGTGACTTCGGCGACCTGAGCCGGGCCGACGCGACGAAAGGCCCCCCGGCCGGAGCCGGGGGCCTGAAGTTCGCTCCGGCCGCACCGTGCTCCGATTGCCCGGGGAGGAGCGTTGCTGATCGCGCGGGTGGTCGCCGATCATCGGTGGTGGCCAGTTCGGATCCCGCGCCCACCAGCGCAAAAGCCACCTCAGGTCCATACCATCAGCCGGAGGCTGAGCGGATAAGGCCCCGGCTTGGCGGATCAAGATCGATCGGGTGGGGCCCACCGCGCCCGCGGTCGCCTACCAGCGCCAATTGGGGGGCGGAGTCTCGAGCTCGTCCGCGAGGGTGCGCCACTGGATGGCGAACTGCCTGAACTGGTCCGCCATTTCGCCTGGGAGCTTTTGACGCCTTCTCTTCGGCCTCGGCGGCGCGTCGGCGGAACTCTTCGACGCGGGCAGTCGGCGAATCCATGTACCCCTGTTACCCGGCCCCGCGCGAACTGTCGTTTGGTTGTTTGGTGCCCGCGATCCCGCCAAACACTGCATGCCAAAAGCAAAAGCCCCCGGCGAACCGAGGGGCCTTCAAGGCGAGGAGTGAGGGCTCCCGCCTGCTTTAGAGAGCGCCAGCTGGCCCGGCTCGGATCGGGAGCGGCACCCGGCGGGGGGTGCGATGTGATGGCCCAGACCGCTGTAGTAACGAAACCTAAACCGTCCCTATGGACTTTCCGTCAGGTGACGCGCACATTGCCGTCAGGAGATACCCCGTGACCAACCTCGCCCACACCGGAAAGCACGCGCCTCTCACGCCTACCGAACCCCAGTCGTTTTCGGCTGAGGGTGATCGCGCCCGCCTGAGCGGACCCGCCCTTCGCGCTTATCGCAACTTGGTCAAGCACTGGAAGCTGACTAATGCCGAGGCCGCCGCCCTCCTGGCCATGTCTGAAAGCAGCTGGGACCGGATCAAACGCGGCCAGGAGCCCGCGCTCAACCAAGACCAGCTGACCCGCATCTCGGCGGCCATCGGAATCTTCAAGGGTTTGCATCTTCTATTCGCCGACAGCATGGCCGACGACTGGGTCAAGCTGCCAAACAAGGGGCCGCTGTTTGACCGGCGGTCCCCGGTCGACGCGATGATCGAGGGTGGCATCCCCGCAATGCTCGACGCGCGCCGCTATATTGACGCCATCAGAGGCGGGATCTGAGTGGACCACGATGGACGGTATTCCTGTAGTTCGTGAAGCGTTTTCCAGGACCGTCCGGCTGGTCACGTCCGCACGTCTGCGCGACCCGGTGCTGCTGAAGCTCGTCGAGCCCGCCGACTTGGCTGCCATCGCGGAGATCGAGGGGGCGACCAGCAATCGACTGGTCGCCCAGGATCGCGGTACCGGGGCGGTGAACCCCGAAGAGTTCGTCTACGGCGTCCCCCATGCCGCTTTCATCAACGCGTCCTTCTCCTACGCCAAACCCATGGAGATGAACCGGTTCAACGGCCCGGATCGTGGGGCCTGGTACGCCGCGTTGGAAGTCGAGACCTGCCTGCGGGAAGTGGTCTTCCACATGACCGAGGCCATCGGCCGGACGGGCCGCTATGAGGCGGTGATCGACTACGCCGAGATGTTCTCCAGCATGTCGGGCGTGTTTCTGGACTTGAGGGCACAAGGACACGATTGTCTCCACCCCGACCCGGCCATTGGCTACCCTGCCGGCAACGCCTTGGCGAAGAACGCGCGGGCGGCGGGTCTCAACGGGATCATCTATCCGTCGGTCCGGCATGAGGGCGGCGTCTGCTTCGCGGCTCTCTGGCCTCACGTGGTGCAATCGGTCGCCCAGGGCGAAATCTACAGGATCACCTGGTCGGGAACCCCGATTCCCACGGTCGAAAGGATAGCTGCCGCAAGCGCGGCGGCCTGAGCCAAGAGGCTCAGCAGAAATTCGGTGATGACCACCGGGAGGCCAGGGCGGGGCGGCCGCTCGGACATAGCGAAAGGTACGGTCATGAAGATCGGACGCAGCGCCCGCACAGGACGCTTCACCCCGGTCAGCACCGCGAAAGCTCGCCCGAACACCCACGTGGTGGAAACGGTGAAGCCGAGCGGCGGCAAGCCCAAGAAGCGCCGCTAGGCGCGAAAAACATGGCTCTGGGCGGAAGGCGTGACGCAGTCGTTTAGGGAAACTGGGGAGAGGCCGGCCCTTTGGTTGGCGCCTGAAAGCCGCCCTCCCCCGCTCTTTCACATCACGGCGAACCGCAACGCTTCCTGTTCTTATTCCGTGTTCTCGTTGGCAGGCAACAGCATCGAGTGCCAGATTAACGGTTGGCCGGTGTGGTCCGTGGTTCATCAAGACATGGAGACGAACCCATGGAATTCTATTCACGAACAGGGGCGGCGGTCTGCTACCTCGACGATGGCGAACACATCTATTTGTGGGACGGTCGACCGGCCGGCTACATTGCTGAGGGCAAGGTCTGGGCGTTTTCAGGCCGCCTGCTGGGCTGGTTTGAGGATGGTTGGCTCTACGATCGCAAAAACAAGCCTGCACTCTTCTCCGAAAGTGCCGCAGGCGGGCCGATTAAGCCGGTCAGGAAGGTCAAACCGGTCAAAGGGGTCAAGCGCGTCAAGCCGGTAAAGGGCGTCCGCCAAGTGGCTCACGTGCGCCCCGTCCGGAGCCTCACCTGGTCACCAGTGGCCGACGCCAACTATTTCGCCCAGTAGACGGCTCGACTAGCCCGGCTTCAGCGGCCTGAGCATCTTCTGCCACCAGGGCCGGGTATCGACGGCCTTGCCCGCCGCCCGCTCCTCCGCCTTGCAGCGGTCGAGGATCCAGATCACCGTTGCCTTCCGTTCGTTGGCGCTCTCCAGCCGCCCGGTCTGGGCGTCGCCGAACGCCACCCAGGCGCCGACGCTGTTGTCGGCCGGCGGCGCCGCCGGGGCGACCTCAGCGCGGAGCTGGGGCGGGATCCGGCCGGCGCAGTCCAGCGCAATCGGGATGGTTTCGATAGGAGGCCCGCCGGCACAGGCGCTCAAGGCCGATGGCCCCAGCAGCGCCAGCGCCGTCGCCAGCATTCGGGGCGTTGAGGATCGCATTTCGGTTCTCCTGTTCTGTGGTTCGGCTTTCAAGTTCGCGGGCGGCCTGCTCTCCTGCAGCCTGGGCGGCGGCGTCGCTGGCGGCCTTGGCATGCGGTGCGGCCCGGGCGTCCGCGCGGTCCTGGGCGCGGTTGGCGGCACCGATCCCGAACGGGTCGCTGAGCCAGCCGCCGAAGCGGGAGCCGATCACCATGATGACGATGATCAGCAGCACGGCGCCGGCCAGCCAGGCGAGCCAGCGATAGGGCGCGGGGATGAGGTCGGTGAGCCTGGGCATCAGCCGGCGCTCCCGTACAGCGCCGCCTCGGCCGCCCGGCGCCGGATCAGGCCGTTCAGCTTCTTGCCGTCGTTGTAGATCCAGCTGCCGAACGCGGCCTGGGCGCCGGCGTAGTCACCGGCCTTGTGCTTCCGCAGCAGCGAGGAGTCGCCCAGTCCCTCGGCGACAGTGTCGTCGTCGATGTCGAGGCCGACGTTGTAGGCGAAGCTGACCAGCGCATCGAACTGCGCCTGGGTGGTCGGCGCTCCGGCCAACAGCAGGTTGACCCCCTGCTCGAAGGTGGCGATGTCGCGAGCGAAGAGCCGGTCGGCCTTCTCCTTCGTCCACACGGCGCCCAGCTTGATCGGCGAGCCGTCCTCGTCGCGGGTGGTGCCCCAGCCGCAGGTGACGGGCAGGCCGTTCTTGCTGCCAGAGTCCGGGTACGAGGTGAGCCGCAGCTGCTCGAAGCTGTGGATCAGGTCGATCCCGCGCTGGCTGATCCGCATGCCTTCGCGGGCCGTGGTCGCCAGGTCGCCCATCAGCGCCCGGTTGATCTGGTCGACCTCGGGCTGGGTTAGACCGCGGCCGACGATGGCGCGCACGGCGTCGAATAGAGCCTTGCTCATTTTTGGTGCCTTCCATTCTAGTGAAAAGTGGCCCGCCTTGACGACTGCGAGTTGTGGTCCGATCTTGCTCAGACCGGGGGCGAGATGATCAGCAGCTACTTCGGCGACGACGAGGGAACAGCCGCAGAGGGGCCATACAAGCGGCTGCTGAAGCTGCGAAAGTGGCTGTATTTCTCCAGCGCCTTGGCGGGTTTCAACGCGGCTGGGCTGCTTCAGCCGAAGGCGGTTGGCCCTCTATTGAAGGGGCTCATCGCGGTCACTCCGGAAATCGCGACTACCGCGATACTGGCGGGTCTCTCCCTCACGACAATCCAATATGCGGCCCTTCTTCTGCAGCTCCGCGGTACGTACGACATCGTTCTTGAAGACCGTATCGCGAGTAAACGCCGTCAGGATATGATCGCCGCCCAGCTGGAGCACGAGAGGATCCAAAAGGAACTCACCCCTATCTTAGGCCAGATTAGATTGCTCGAAGATCACTACGATCAGGCTGTCAAGGCGGTGCCATACGAATACCAGGACCTAGTGTCTTACGTCGCTCAGGCGACTGCGTTCAAAGCCCCCGACTCTGCCGCATCGGAAATGCAAGCGTTGGAGATTGCACACGAAACCGATGAAGAGCTGAGAAAGCGAATATTCAATTATCTGAGCAGGGTTCATCCTCCTCCTAAACAAAACGTAGTTTCCATTGAAATACCTGGCGATCTTCTAAAGTCTTTAATCAACTTTTCGCGGCAAGCGGGCGCAGCGTATCGGCGATATCTTGCTGAGCGGAATAAACACATCGCCGAATTGGAACGTCTGGAGCTCGCCTCCGCTGACTATCTCCGCGTGGTACATTCCGATCCGGCGGCTAGGCCCCTATTCTTGCCGATCGAACGCTTTCTCGACGGGATACGGACTTGGCCACCCCTTGTCGCGGCGGTGGTCGCCTGGGCACATGTCGCCTACGCCGTCTACTGGGGCCTGACCCACCAACCCTAGCCAGTGTTCCCAGCGGCGGGTCCCCCGACCTTCGCTATCTCGACCTGAGCGGAGTGCTTGCCAGTCTTGGCGACCTCCCAGGCTTTGCCGATGTAAATGGCGCTGATGCCGGCGAAGATCGCGCCGAGCAAAAGAGCGCCGTCATTGCCGTTGTCGACCCTGTACGCAGCCACCACGCTGGCCCAGGCGCCGCCGGCAGAGCTGATGATGATGGCGAAGGGCCGCGCCAGGTCGCCGATGAAGGCCTTGATCTGATCCAACCTCGAGGGCGGGGTGGTGATCGGCGGTGTGTCGGTCATGGTGTTCCGTCCTTCCAGCCGAGCGCGGCCGCGATGCCGGCGCCGATCGCCAGCAGCCAGGGGGTGGTCTGCCTCAGCCAGCCGACCAGGTTTAGGGCGCCCTTTTGCTGGTCGCGGGTCGCTTCCAGCCCGTCGATCTTGGTCTTGAGCGCCTCGATCTGGCCGTTCAGCTTGTCGATCGCTGCGCTGTGTTCCTTGGCCTCCATCTGGAGAAGCCGGCGATCAACCTGGCGGACCTCGTCGCTGAGGCTATCCATCTTCGCCCCGATCTTCTCCATGGCCCGAACGCTCGCCGCCATGGACTCGCCGAACAGTTTGGTCTGGCCTTGAACAGCGTCGGCGAGCTGCCGCATCGCGTGGATCTCAGCCATGGCCACAGCCTCCGGACGCGAGACGGCCGTCATGATCTCTTCATCGGGCATAGGGAACTCCGGAGGCGCGGGCACTGGTCTGCTGAGCTGCGCGGTGGACGCCGCCTAGGCGGGACGGTCGAACATGAGCAGGAAGAAGCCGGCGCCGTCCTCGGCGTTGCTGGCGTTGTTGCGCTCATAGAGGAAGGCGTAGGTCCCGTCGCGCGAGGCGTAGTTCTCCTGGATCGCCCACTGGTTCGTCGATCCGAACGGGATGGCGATGACGCCCCAGTCGGCAGCGGCGCCGGCGGCGACGGACCGCTGGACGACGAAGACCCCCGTGGTGCTTCGCGTGATGCCGGCGATGTTGCCGCTGATCCAGGCGACGGTGAGGGTGCTCCCGGATACGGTGCAGAGGGCCATGCCGGAAGCCGTGAACCCGATGCCCAGGGCGGTCCTGGCTCCGGCCGCATCGACAGCCCCGGTTCCGCCCTGTGCGATCGACAGCGGATCGGTCAGGCCCAGGATCTTGGTGATGTCGTTGTTCTCACCCTTCTTCGCGGCGTTGATGGTGTTCCGCACCGCATCGCCGTCGACGTCATCGAGGATGGTCCTCGCGAAGGCCGAGAGGGTGGCCAGGCCGAGGGCAGCGGAGCCGGTGAAGTACGGCAGCCTGTCGGCCGCGCCCGTCAGACCAGCGAAGGCCGTCAGGTTGGCGTGGGAGGCCTGGGCGCCGATGGTCGTCCGCACCGCAGGGCCGTCGACGTCGTCAAGGATGGTCCGAGCGAAGGCGGTGAAGGTCGTCAGGGCCAGCGTGCCGCTGCCATTGGCGTAAGGGAGCCGGTCGGCGATCAGGGTCAGGCCGCCGAAGGCATTCAGGTTCGCGTTCTGGGCCTGCACGTTCGTGCCAATGATCAGGCCCAGGTTCTGGCGCACCGTGGCGGTGTTCGTGAAGTCGCTGCCGTTGTTGGACGGGATGACGGCGGCGGCCCAGCTGGCCGAGGTGCCGTTCGTGGTCAGGAACTTCCCGCCCTGGCTGGTCTGGCTCGGCAGGGTCGAGGAGACCAGGGCGCCCAGGGAGATGGTCCAAGCCGCGAAGGTGCCAGAGCCCAGGACCTGCTGGGCGTCGACAACCATCGCCCCGGTGCCCGAGGTGAAGGAGGTGATCACCCCCGTCATCTGGTTGTTCGGCGACGCCGTCGAGGCGATGACCACCGTTTGGCCGGCCGAGTAAGCCTTGCCGGTCTGGGCCAAGGTCAGGTTCTTGGTCCCGGTGCCGACCGTCAGGCTGGTGGTGCTGGTCGCGTTCGTGCCTGGGGCGTTGAGGGCCGACGCGGCCGAGGATGCGGCGGCCGAGACCTGCAGCGCGATCGCATCAGCCTGGTCTTTGATCCAGTTGGCGACGCCCATCATCGCCGAGATCAGCTTCATGAAGCGAGTGACGTAGCCGTAGCCGTCGGCCCCGATCATGCCCGTGGTCGGGTTGGCGTCGTCGGAATATGTCTCCCCGTCGCCACCGCGGTCGACCGGAATGTTGACAGTGGTCATCAGAGCAGCTCCGAGATTTCGAAGGGGGATCGCCAGCGGTCGACGCCGGGGTTCTCGATGGGGTTGAGGGTGCGCAGTCGCCCCAGGAATCGGCGGCGGATGGCGTGGACGGTGTCCTCGGGGTCGAAGATGAAGAGGACCTCCTTCGACACCCCCACGGACTGCTGAAGGTCGAAAGCCTGGGCCATCCCCTCGCTCTCGCTCATCGAGGGTAGATCGAAGCGGGCGATGCGCCGCGCCTGCCGCGCGTTGAAGTACTCGGCCCCGGACAGGGCCTCCTGCACTTCAGTCCGGTTTTCCCAGCTGAGCGACGACCCCCACCGGAAATTCCGGATCGGCTGCCAGCCATCGGCGACGAAAAGCCGGCCGGCCTGGAAATAGCCGGCGGGGTTGGTCTGGTCGTCGATCTCGACCCGCAGATACTGGGCGTTCATCGACTGCGGCAGGATGTAGACCATAGGCGCCCCGCCGAACGCGGCGATCTGTTCGGCCGAGTACTTGCCGGTCCAGAAGCTCGGGGACCCCCAAGGCAGAGAGCCGAATGGGTAGACGGTGGGCCAGATATCTTCCCAGCCGCTATCGTGAACGATGGTCGAGAAGTCCGCGGTCGAACTGAGGACGAAGCGTCGCCGACCCAGCACCCCGGCATTGTGCTTGACCAAGGCCAGGACCCGCACCAGGCGCGGGGTGCTGAAGGCTGCGGTGAACTGGGTAGCCGCCGGGTCGAGCGAGACCGAGCGCGCCACGTCGTCCAGCTGCCGGTTCTGCAGGTTGGTCAGCGGCAGGGTGTCGACCCAGGAGCCGCCGGTCAGGGTCGCGGCCTCGGCCAGGTTGCCGTAGGCCAAGATCATGTTGGACATCTTCAGCCCCAGAGCGTGAGGGTGGTGCGGCCCTTGGACAGCTGGGGCGTGATGCCCAGGACCCGGAAGAGCCGCCCTCCGGCCAAGCCGAACCGCCGTGCCCGAAGGAGGACCAGGTCCATGATTTTCAGGGCCACGCCGTTAAGCACCTCGTCCGGCACTACGACGTCGAAGAAGTCGCGGCGCACCTTGTGAAGCTCAAGGCGGCGTGCAGCTTCCTCGGCGGCGCCAGACACCAGGAGCGTGTCAGCTGACCCCTCGGTGGCGAGCAGGTGCTTGGCGCGGATCAGCGGGTCCTCTGCGCGCTCGGCCCGGTATTCGTTGGCCAGATAGGCTCGCCGACCCGGCGGGACTGAACCGGCGATGTCGGTGTCGATGCTCCAGATGCGGCTGTGACGGATGGTGTAAGACCAGGTTGGAATGTCACCGTCGGACGCAGGGCGCCGCTCGAAGTTGCCGAGGATCTTGTTCTCGGCGATCTCTAGCACCGGTGAGCCAACCGGAGCCTCCAGCCTCGCCATCCGCAGGTGACCGGGACCGTCGAAGCCGTAGTACGCCCCCACGCTGCCGCTGACCGCATCCATTGCTGCGGTGAAGGTCTGGTCGCCTGTGATCCAGAGCCCGATGCCCGACGAATTGGCGGCGTCTAGCGCCGCGATGTCCTCGGTAGAAATCTCGGCGGGGTCCAGGCCGGCCATCAGCGCTAGGGCCTTCAGGATCTGGCCGGCTGTCCGGACATCGGGGGTGCCGCCCTGGACCGCATCGCAGCGAACGGACTTGCCCCCGGGGTCGGCGGCAAGCCGGAACAGGCCCTCGGCCAGACAGGTGACGAAGGTGGGCCCGGGAGTCAGCGTCGCGGCGAGCAGCGACGGACTGTCTGGATAGTCGCCAGCGTTGGTGAGGGCGTCCCCGGCCACATAGACGGCGTCGATGCTGAACAGCGGCCCGTCGTTCGGTTGATAGACGGCCTTCTGGGGACTGACGCAGGGCGCCGGCAGGTAGAAGCCGTAGCCGAACAGCCGAGGCTTCGACTGGCCCTTGATGTCGTCCGGTCCTCCCTCGATGCCGTTCCCAGCGATGTTGCTACCGGCGTAGGTATTCGGCAGGGCCTTGCGGTCGAAGATCAACTGCTTGTCCCGCAGCCGTACGACGACAGCCTTGGTGGTGACCGTAAGCGCCTCGATGGTGCCGGTGAACACGGCCTGCATGCTGCCCGGATAGGCTCCAGCCGTGGCCCCTCGCCGCAGCACAACGGGGCGGCCATCGAACGCGAAGTCGAGCCAGCCATCGTACTGCCCGTCCACGTTGGCCAGGCGCATCTCGCCAAGCGCTAGGCGGGTGGCGCCGCCCGTTCTCCCGTCACCGAAGGCCGTCACCGCGATGCTTCCAGGGTCCGTCAGGCTTGCGGCGAACGCGGTGTTCGCTGGCGTGTCGGTCGGTTCCGTCACGAAGCCGGCGTCGGCCGCGTAGAAGGTGCGCAGGGTTCCGGCCCCGTCGACCGCGGCGGTGATCTCGGCGGTGATCATGGCGCTACTCGACGGGGGCGGCGAGGAGCTGTTGGGCCGCCCGCTCGGCGATCACCGACAGTTGGACGGTGACCGCCTCTTCAGCAGCCGCAGCTCCGTCGCCGACCCAGGCGCGGATCACCTCGCTGGTGATCTCGTCTGGCGCGTCAAGAAAGTTGCTCGGGTCAGGTTCGCCGAGACGCTGCGACCCGTAAACCGCCGCGTCGCGGCCTCCCTCTCGGCCGGTGCAGCGCCAATGGACGACACGGACAACTGGGCCCAGGTCGCTGGGCTCGCATTCCAGGTCAGCCGTCCACTCGAACGCCACCATGATCAAGCCTCCAGTTGGGCCGGGTCGAGCAGCTTGACCAGCTGGCCGAAAAGGTTGGCGTTCGCCACTCGCGCGGCCCGCTCGAGGAACAGGGCCGTATCGGCGGCGGGGAGGTCGATATGCTGATCGGCCTGCACCTTGTGCCCGATCTGCGCCAGCTTCAGCCGGGCGCCAGGGGCGGCGTGGATGTCGTCGGGCAGCGGCACATCGAGGACCTGGAACATGACCGAGCGGAGGGTCAGATTCTCGGCGCCATCGGGGATGGGCTTGCCGCTGCGGTCGAGGAATGGGGTCGAGAGATCGGCTTTCATGGGGCTCCTTCAGGTTATGCGGCGGCAATGGTGGTGATGGTGCCCGCGGACCCGCGCCACTTCAGCGCGCCGCCCTCGGCGTAGAGCGAGCCGCCGGTGATGTTGCCGGTCGGGACGGCAGCGGCGTTCTTCAAGGCGATTCCGCCAGACATCGACGCCGGTACCGCCGTGTCCCCGATCAGCACGTTGCCGGCGAAATAGCTGTTGTCGTTCGCACCTTCGGCGTAGATCGCCCAGGCGTTGGTGACGTTTGCGGTCTTCTGAGCAGCGACCCGGAGCCCGTAGGCGCTGGTCACAAAGCCGCTCCCGGCAGGGGCTGTCGCCATGAAGCAGGCCCCGGCGGTGATGGTGCTGCTCGCGGTGTTGGCGCGAACGGTCGCCTGAACGCCGGTGGCCGTCCCCGTCGCGCCGACGAACCGGCTCTCGACGGTGAGGTTCGCGCCCTGGATATTGCCCGACTGGGCGTTGATGACGGTGCCGGAGATGCCGATCGCCGTGGTGGTGGTGTCGACCCGCTCGTTGGAGGCGCCAGAGAAGTTGATGATCACGGTGTCCGACGACGTCGCCATATTCAGCCCGAGATGGCCCTTGGCGCTCATCTCGGCCATCGTCACGCCGGTGCTGGTCTGCCAGTGCGTCATCAGGGCGCTCTGGCCGGCCGCCCCTTTGATGATCTCGACCACCCGGCCGCTGCTGCCCGACTGGACGTTCAGTTGGGCCGACAGGCTGGTCATCCCGATGCCGACCAGGCCAGCCGAGTCCCAGCGCTGGCGCTCCACCCCGCCGGTGGAGATGGCCAAGGTGTCCGCACCCGGGGACCAGATGCCCGTGTTGGTGTCGCCGACCACATAGAGACCCGGGGTGCCGACGAGGCCAGGCAGGAACCCGATGTTCCCGCTTGCGTCGCCGCCGGTCAGACCGCCGGCCGGGCCCTGGATACCCTGCGGGCCCTGAACGCCCTGCGGCCCCTGCTCGCCTTGCGGGCCGATTGGACCCTGAGCGCCTTGAGGGCCGGCGGGACCTTGCGGCCCCATGTCGCCGGTGAGACCCTGGATGCCCTGCGCCCCCTGAGGACCAGGCGGGCCCGTGAACTGGATCTCGATGATCCCGCCGTCGGTTCCGAGGTCGTACAGCGTGATGGGCGAGGCGCCCGCCCCAGGCGCGCTCGGCGGCACGGTGGTTACGGCGCCGATCGCTACCTGGGCTCGGCCGGATCTGATCACGAGCCGGCCGTCGTCGACGAACTCTACGAACTCCCAGCCCAGGATCCTGTCAGTCAGATTCTTGGTGTCATCGCCCGACAGGACGCACCCGATATAGGCGCCGCCGGTGTGCGCGGTCTCCGCGCCCAGGACGCTGAGCCGGACTTCCCCACCGTCGGCGTAAAGCTGCAGGCCGAAGGAGCGTCCTGCCAGGTCCTGCAGCTCCCAGCCGCCGGCGCCGTCCGGCTGCCAAAGGCGGAAGCCAACCGAGACTGTCTCGCCGGCATAGATGATGGCCGAGCCGCCTTCCCTGAAGGCAGGCCCGTTGCGCGTGACGAGGGTCAACGGCGGTCTCCAATGAAAAGGCCCGCCGGTGGGGCGGGCCTTGCGAAATTTCAGGGGCGGCGCTGTTCGCTGGAACGACCTAGAAGCGCTGCTCCAGCCGGGTGTAGCTCAGACTGACGCGGCCCTCCGACGACCGCAGGGTGATCGTGTTGCCCTTGGGCTTATCCACGAAGACACGTGCTCTGTAGCGACCCTCCTGGACCGCCAGCGGCTGGCCGAACTGCGCGGCCAGCGCCTGCTCAAGATGCTCGAACGCGAGTGGCTTCGATGCGCCCAGTGTGACGGTATCCAGTTTCCCGTCGGCGAAGCCGAAGTAGACGCCGTCAAAGTCGAAGCCGGCGAACTTGAGCGGTTCTTCGACCTTGAGCGTGCCGTTCATCCCCTGCACGGCCTTGCCGCCGCTGCCCGCGACAACCTCTTGCTGGGTCATCCCCCAGCGCGTCCATTCCCAGTGCGCCGCCGCCGGGGCGGCGCTACCGAGGATTGCCGCTGCAGTCACGGCCAAAATCCAACCACGCATCGCTGACTCCTTGCCCGGAGATCAGAACGCTATCCGAAGCGGCCGGACCTTGGCTAGGGCTTGGCCCGCAGGGCGGTGACGGTCTTGTCCAGGGCCTCAAGCGTTTCAGCATCGCGGGCCGCTTGCTCGGTGGCGATCAGACCTTGGTGGTTCATGCCCTCCTGGAGCTGGGCCTCCAAGCGCGCCAAGCGTTCGGTCAGCGCCTGGTTCATGGCCTGAAGCTCCGCAACGACATCGGAGTTGTCGTTGGCTCCCGGACCGGTCCCGCTGCCGGGAGCCGGGGTCACGTCGGTGGTGGGGGGCGGGCTGGTCGTCTGTCCCGCCGTCGGCGCCAAAGTGCCCGCCGGGGTCACCGTCACCGGCGTCGGGTCATAGCCGAGGGCGTCGGCCAGCAGGGCGTTGAGGTTAGCTAGAGCCTGCACGACCGACAACTGGGTCTCGTTGAGGTCGAGCACGCCCGCGACCATGGCTTTCAGCTGATCCAGCTGCGCCTCGGCCGTGTCCACCTGCTGGCCAGCAATGCCCTTGGCGGCGGTCACGGCGTCCCGCACGGCCTCCAGATCAGCGAAGTAGCCGGCGCTGGAGGCGAAGTAGTCTCGGCTGGCGGCCAGATAGGCCTCAGAGACGCCCTGGAGGTCCGCCAGCGCCTGAGTGTCGCCGCCGAGGGCCAGGGCCCGCACACGCTCGAACTCGGCCTTGTCGGCCATGTACTGCTGTTCGGGCGTCAGAGCGGCCGTGGGGCCTCGATAGAGCGTGCCCAGGTAGTCGCCGAGGCCGCTGAACACCCGCCGGGCGGTGTCTCGGGTTTCCATCAGCGCGTCCCGCTCGCGGGCATAGGCGTCGCTCAGCACGTCGCGGGCATCCGCGATCTCCTGCGTCTCCTCGGTGATGGCGGCGAAGGCGGGCGCGATGGCCATCAAGGCGGCGAAAAGCTCAGCGCCGGCCGCCGTGGAGACGTCCAGACCCTGGACCAACTGCTTGAACTCGTCCCGCGTATCCAGCCCGGCGATGCCGAGGCGGGTGAACTCGGCCGTGACCGCGGCGCGGATCGGAGCCAGGCGCTCGGCCTCAGTTAGGAAGGTCTGACCGTAAAAGCCGACCGCCTCGGTGAAGCTGTCCAAGTCGCCGAACAGGTCGACCAGCCGCTCACGCGCGGCCAGGGAGGATAGGCCCACCTGGCCGAAGGTCATGCCGACCGACTGTAGGGTGACGTCGATCACCTGATATTGCCGGGCCACACGCATCAGGGTCTCGAACAGGCCCTCCCCGGCCTTCTGGAAGGCGGTCAGGCCCGGCAGGACGGCGCCGGCCATCTCGTCGCCCACCTTCGAGAACACAGCCTCCAGCGTCTTCTGGATTTCGTCGGCGTCCATGTCCTTGAAGGAGATTTTGCCGATGTTGACCTGGAAGGCGTCGAGCACGGCCTGGGCGCCGTCGATGCCGAGCACCTTGGCGGCTTCGAGAACGCCAGTCCGTAGGCTGCCGATCACCAAGCCGAACTGACGCTCAAGCTCTTCCTCGACAGGGGTCTTGGCCGTCCTGTCCTTGGTGCTGGTGGAGTAGGTGAAGCCGAACGCCTTGTCCTCGCGGGTCGTGCGCAGGACCTGGAAGTAGCTGGCCTGAAGGCCATTCGAGAGGATGTCGCTCAGCTTCTGGCCAGCGATCTCGACGCCGGCATCGACCAGCTTCTTGGTGATCTTACTATCGAACAGGCCGAGGGGATCAATGGGCCCCGGGTTGAAGATGTCCCGCAGAATGTTGCCGCTGCCGAACGGTTCGCTGAAGGCCTTGGCGAGCTTGCCCCAGTCCGCCGCGCCGCCGGCCCCGAGCAGCACCTTGTTGATCTCGCCCGAGGCGTCCCGGCCGGTGATCGGGTTGTAGGAATAGCCGTCAAACTCCGACATCGTGCCCAGCGTCAGCGAGCGGGCGACAGCAGCGGCCAGGTTCTCGATGTTGCTCTCGATCCCGCGAAGGGCGCGGAGCATGGCGTTGCTGTATTCCAGCTGGTCGTTGGTGTGGTCGGCGACCAGTTGGAGGGAGCGGCGAATGCTGTCGGACTTGGCGTCAACGCTGCCCAGCACCGAGCCGGTTCCCTGCTGCTCCTGGATCGCTTCGAGATCGTAGGCCGGGCCTCCCCCGCCACCACCGGCGTTGACGCCTACCGCCGCCATGAAGGCCAGGATCGCGCCGGCGCCGACGAAGCCCCAGACGCCCATCTGCTCGAAGGCCTTCGCGACCCCGGCGATCGTGCTGGACACGGCCTTGCCCGTGGAGGCCACAATGGCGCTCTCGGACTCCGCAGCGTTCTGCGCCATCGCGGCGACCGACATCGCGAACTGGATCGTGCGGAAGCCGATCTCCGCGGCCTTAAGGAGCTCATAGCCCTCGCTGCCTTCCTTGAAGAAGGTTTTCGCCGCCCCGGCAATGTCGCCGTAGAGCCCGATCTGGAGGTCGGCGCTTTCCCGGGCCGCCCCGTCCATCGTCCTGATGTTGGCCTCAAATGCGGCCTCCCAGGCGTCCCACAGGCCGGTGATTTCGGCGTCAGCATAGGCTTTGTCGACCCGCTGCTGAGAGATGATGAGACCCCTGTCGATCTGCTCCCGGCGCACGCCGTACTGGGTGTAGGCCCGCAGCAGTGCGCCGATCCCCCCGACCACCCGCTCGATCCCGTCGCCCACGCCGTTGAAGGCGTCCTCAAGGCCCCGGCTGGACTTCGAAACTAGGTCATCGATCTGCTGGAGCCGGTCGAGCGTCGCGCCGAGCGCCTCGTTGTAAAGCTCCTGCCCCATTGCCAGCTGGTTCTGCAGGGCAGCCAGCTTCACGGCCCCCTCGATGTTGGCCTCCATCACCTCCCTGGCCGATTGACCTTCGGCGCCCGGATCCTGGGCAGCCTTCCACAGGCCCGAAGCCCGCGCGTCCTGCTCGGCCTTGAACCGGGCCAAGGCCACGTCTCGCGCGCCCGCCAGCTCGCCGGTAAGCCTGACTTGCTCCTGCAGGTACGCGATCTCCTGCGCTTGGGCGGCGTTCCGCTCGATGGTGGCGCCGACCAGCTTGGCGGCGTTGTTCCGCTCATACGACACCGACAGGGCGTCCAGGGCCTGCTTCAGGGCCTGCTTCTCCTCGGCCGACTTGGCGTCAGCGGCGGCTTCCAGGCCGGCGCGGGTGATCGCCCAATCCCGGGCCCGGTTCGCCTCTTCGGCGGTCATCGTCCCCGATGCCACGGCCGCGTTCCAGTCCAGCTGGGCCTTGGTGGCGTCGTTGGTGGTCACCGCCTGCTCAGCGATCTGGCGCATGGTCTTGCTGAAGTCGGATTCGGCTTCCTGCTTCGGCTTCTTGTCCGCACCCGCGTCGCCGGCGGCCTTCTTGTTGCGCTCCAGCCATCTGGCGTCGATGGCGGCCAGCCACTCGGCCACGTCCTTGTCGAACTGGGTCAGGGCCTTGGCCTGACTGTCCTTGAAGCCGCGCTCCCAGGCCTCCCCCATGGCCTTGCCGGCGCCGGCGAACTGGTTGTCGAGTTCCTTCAACTGCGCAACGTCGAAGCGCGGGATTTCGATATCCAGGCCGACCAGGGCAGCAGCCGCGTTCACGAAGCCCACGACGCTGTTCACCTTGTCTGTGATCCATTCCAAGGCCTTGTTGATGACCCGGATGGCGGCGTTGACCGCGTTGATGGTGAACTCGCCGATTGTGGCGGGCATCGCCATGAAGGCCATGAGCAGACCGCCATGGAAGCCTGCCCAGATGCCGACCATGTCCCGGATGGCCTTCACGGTCCAATCGACGGCGGACTGGTAGAACTCCGCGATCGACTTCTTGATGTCGTCCCAATGGAAGGCCTCGGCCGCCTTCTTGCCGATGAAGTCGAAGGTGCCGCCAAGGACATCACCCATGGTGACCCCCATGTCGTGGCCTTCCTTTTTCAGCCGCTTCATCTGGGCTTCGTTCAGCCCGAGGCGGCGCTCCAGGTCCGCAGCGGAGTGACCGGTCTTGTCAATCTGCTGGGCCGTGATGGCCAGGCCGCCGGCGAAGAGCGCAGCGACGCCCGCGACGACGCCCAGAACCAGCGCCAGAGGGCCGAGGGCGACGGTGGCGCCGGTTGCTGCCGTCCCCAATCCCGCCGTAGCAGCAGCCCCACCCGCTGCCGCAATCCCTGCCGCCGTTGCGCCTCCGGCAGCCCCCCGTGTCGCGACTGCCAAGCCGGTCTCGGCCACCGTCGCGGCCTGAGCCGCGACCGCCTGAGCACCGTGGGCGGCCGCAACCGCGGAGCTGGCGGCCGCGCCTGCACCCGAGGCAGAGGCGGCGGCGCTGGTGGCCGCAGCGAGTTCAGCCTCGGCGACCGCACCGGCCTGGGCGGCGACCGCCTGGGCCCCGTGCGCGGCGGCGGCGGCGCCCGATGCGACCGCGACAGCTCCCGTTGAGGCCGCCACAGCCACATTGCTGACGGCGTTGGCGTCGTTGGCGACTTCGACGAGCTTCAGCACGCCGGTCATCAGGCCCAGCTCGCGGGCGACACCCCGGATGCTCAGGCCAGAGGTGAACATGATGTCCGCGATCTGCGGACCCTGCTGCAGAAGTGTCATGAAGGGGTTCTGGCCACTGGCCAGCATCACCCCGACGTCCGCGAACTGGCGGCCCAGGTTGGCCGCCTCGTGGGTCTGCAGCCGGGTGGCGCCGGTCGCCCGCAGCGCGGCGGTCTCCATGTTCGCCTGCGCCTTGCTCGCGATAGCAAGCCGCCCCTCCAGCATAGCGACCGCCCGGCCGTACTCTTCGGCGCCGATGGCCCCGGAGGCATACAGGGTGCGGGCCTCCGCCAACTCGGCGTTGAGCCGCTGCTGGGTCGCCTGGAGCGGGTTGATGGCGGCTCGCAGCGCCTGGGTCCGGGCGTCGAGGTTGCCCAGCGCTGCGGCGGCGGCTTGGGGGCCCGAGGCCATGCTGCCGAGCGCAGACCCGCTACTGGCGGCCGACTGGCCAAGGCCCCCCAGCGCCGCAGACGCCTCGCGGGACGAGGACGATAGCTGCTCGTTCGCCGTCTCAAGGCGCCCGGCCGAGGCTGTGCCCCGGTCCATCTTCTCGGCGGCGGTGTCGGCGGAGGTGGCGTTGTACTCGACGATCAGCTCGGCAACGGTGGGCGGTGCGCTCATGGGCCCTCCTTGCTGGGCTTATCGGGGACGATGGAGATCAGGTAGGCCCGATCGATGCGGAAGATCGCCTTGCGCTCCCACGACAGGAGCCGGTGGCCCTCATCCCGCTCGAAGGCCTGGATGTCGTGGCGGGTGATGGAAGCTGGGCCGAAGCCCCCACTTCCTCGGGTGCTGTGGAGGTCCAGCCACCAGGTCCACAGGTGCGCCCCCTCGGCAGGAAGGCGCGGCCCATGGAACAGCTCCAGTTCGGCCTCGGGGTCGCCCTGTTCGAACATGCGCTCGAGGTGGACCCGACGGGCGCATTTCCCACCGGCTCCGTCGTCGATCTGCTTTTCCAGCGCGAACTGGGCCTCGGCGAAGGTGACTACAGCTTCGCCGAGTCCGTCGTAAAACCCGCCAGTTCCTGGGCCTTCTGGTTAATCTGGGTTGCCCAGGCCGGAACGCCCGCGAGCAGCTTCAGGGCGGTGGCGGGCGAGAACTCGTCCTTGATCCCGCGCCAGCCAGCGAGCCGGACCACAGCCGCCTGCCGCACGAACTCGGCATCTTCCTCCACGGTGATGAAGGGCTCGTGGCCGGGCCGGGCCTTCTGCGCCTGGGCAGCCAGCATGTTCTCCTTCCGACGGCGGCCGTCCCCGAGGGCGGTGAGCGCCTCCTTCACGCCCGGCGCCTGGTCGCTCTTGACCAGGAACACGATGCCGGTCGGATCGCCCTTGTTGTTGTAGATCGGCAGTTCGGCGGCTTCATCGCCGGCAACCTTCCGCAGGATGTCGTCGACCGAGAACTCGGCCGTGGTGGTGGTAGCGGTGGGCTTGGTCATGGTTCTGCTTCCTGAAAAAGCACCCCGGGCGCGACTCGAGGCGTAGAGTTGAGGAGGGTTGGTCTTGTTCAGCTGGCCTACGGGGCCAGGCTGTCTTGGATGCTGACGATGGCCCGCTCGTTGGCCACGCCGGCGCCGCCCGTGGGCGGGATTTCCGCGGTGAAGGGGTAGGTGCGGATGATCTCCTTCTTGCCGTCGTCGGGAGCGTCGTTGAACAGCTTCACGCGCGGCAGTACGAAGGTGACGAAGTCGGCCAGGCCGGTGGCGTCGGTGGCGATCACCCCGAACAGCGAGACCGGCGTCTGGTCGTCGTAGGCGTCCTGGAAGGTGGTGTGGTTGAACTTGGCGGTGAACTGCCCGCTGACGGCCAGCACGCCCTTGGCGACGTCGGATATGCCGTTGCCGCCCGTCTCCGGCTCGCCGGGGCTGTCGCCGCTGGCGATCGTCAGCTGCAGTCCGGTGACCGGGGTCAGGGTGGATCCGACCATCAGGAACAGGTTGATGGCGGCGACGACGGTCGAGGACGATTCCGCTGCCGGCGTGGTCAGCACCTGGGAGGCGCCGCGCACGCGACGCAGCGGGATCACATCCCAGTCCAGGGAGACGTTGCCCGTGGCGGAGATGCCGACGGCGGCCTGCTGGATCCGGGTGTCTGGCCACAGCTCGGAGCGGGCGAGGTCGGTGTAGAACTCTTCGAGGGTGTACCAGTCGTCGGTGTGGCCGGTCAGCGGCGCGAAGGTCTTCTTGCCAGGGAAGGTGATGGTGGCGTTGGCCGACGCGGCCGAGGCGGTGATCGTGGAGAGGTTGACCGGGCGAACCGTCAGCACCGTCGCGGTCATCGACAGGACGACCAAGTTCTTGTTGATGGCGTCGGCGTTGAGGCCGGCGCCGGTGAGGCGGATGACGTCGCCGACCTTGACGCCGTCGGTAAGCCAGCTGCCCGCCGACCGAGTCAGGGTGTAGTTCGAACCCGAGACCGCGACGGCCAGGGTGGTGGCGGCCAGCGCGATGGGCGCATAGGGGACCGCCCAGGCCTTCTTGATCAGCGAGGCGAACCAGTCGGCGTAGGTGCCGGGGGACAGCAGCGCGGAAATCTTGCCGGTCCCACGCCGGATCCCGGCGGTGTCGCCGGTGGACTGGCGGTGCGAGGTCCGCTCGTCGTTGATGTACTTGTCCGCCGGCATGCTGAGGCTGGCGGTGCGGGTGCGCAGGTACTGGCCACCGGCGCCGCTGGCGGCGGTCCCTAGGCCGGCTTGCTTCTTGTAGGCGACAGTCTTCGCGATGCCCTGAGCGGCCATGATGGTCTCCTAAGATGTCAGGGGTGGTGGGTGGACCGGAGACCGGCCCGGGGATCGGCAGGCCTAGGCCGGCTGAACTTCGATTTGGGCGTAGAAGCGGACCACGACCGGGACGATGTAGCGGTCGCCGTCTCTGCGGCCCGTCATGATCTCGGGGGCTTCCCAGATGGTGGTCTTGATGCCGGCGTGGACGAGGGTCCGGCCGCGCCAGAAGATGGTCCTCAACGACTCTGCCCGAGCGGTCGCTTCGCCCGGGCCCGATGGCGGGGCGTCGGGGTCATCGCCGGAGGGATAGAACAGGTCGACCTGCATCCAGCCCTGCTGGGTGTAGGACGCCCGGTTCTCTTGGTGGTTGGGCCTGCCGAAGCCGCAGGTGACACGCTGGTACGGCACACCGGCGGTCGGATTGAAGGCCCGGTTCTCCCAGGCGGTCTGGTCTTCCCAGCCCAGCGTCATCAAGGCGGTTTCGACCGCGGCGCGCATGGCAGCTTCGCTCATTCGCTACCTCCGACGCCGATGCTGCGGCCGACCACGTCGTCGACGATGGCCAGGTATTCCATGACCGTGATCCGGACGAAGCCGAGGGGGGCCTTCTTGCTGTGGCCTTCCTCCAGCACCGGGCCGTAGGGCACCGCGTTGGTCCAGTAGGCCACCCGCCCGGCGATCTGCCCCGAGAAGTCGGGCAGACCCGGCTTGGGCGCGGGGTTCTCGCTCGTGCCGCCTGGGTCGATGACGGTCCGGTCTGGCGTGTCCAGCGAAAAGCGCCAGTTGGCCCGGAAGAACCCGGTGTCCCAAGGTGATCGGTCGACAAGCCGCTCGCCGACCTCCAGGATGATGCCCAGGCCGATGATGTGGAACTTCGCCTTGGTCTCTTCCGCGAACCTCTCGAACGTCAGCGTGAACGTGCCCACTGCCTAGTTCCTAAGTTGCACGATGTAGATGATCGCCGACCCACCCGGACGGATCGGCTCGACCGCCATGATGGTCCAGCTCGATCCGTCGGCCAGGGTTGCACGGCCGTTCGCGGTAGGCTGATCCAAGGCGGCGCCCGAGGCGTCCCGGGGGCTGACGATGAGGCGCTTGTCGCCTCGCTTGACCAGCGTGTCGTCGATCTCGTCGGCCTTGTAAGCCCGGTCGATGCCTCGGCAGTGGGTGGTGGAGGTCGTGGGGCCCCAACTCCTGCCGGTCTTGGTGTCGTACCTGCCGGGCGTCGTGACGCTCAGGGTGACGGCCTGGCCAAACTCGGCGATCATCTCGTTGGCCATGCCGGCCATGTCCTCGTAGAACTGGCTCACCAGGATCCTCCGTCGGCTCGGCTGCTCAGCTGACGCCGGCCAGCGCCCGCCAGTTGATGCGCGCCGCGAAATCGCAGCGGCAGGCAACGATCTCCGCAGCCGGGGCGCCCAGGCTGGTGTCGCCCGGGAACATCATCTGGGCCCCGCTGATGCTGCGGAACGGCTCGCGAAGGCCGACCACTTTGCCGTGGAGGTTGGCGTGGGTGTCTCGCGTGCGGCGGTCGGCGCTAGCCTTCCAGACCTTCTGCACCTGGTCGGCGGTGACGTGGCCCGCCTGGACCAATTGCTCGTAGGACTCCAGCTTGGCCGCCCGCAGGCTGGTCAAAGCCTCGGTGCGGCCAATGGTTTCGCCCCGCAGCTGCTCGAGCCTGGCGCCGTACCGCTCGGCCGCCATGGCCGCGACGTCGGCGGGTACGGGCTGGCCCTCGCGGATGGCCTTGGTGATCGACCGATCGAAGCGCCGGTCGCGCCGCTCGCGGGTCAGGTAGTTCTGCAGCTGCTCAGGGTCGCCCGAGGCCAGTTCGGCTTTCGCCTTGGCCAGAGCCGCCCGCTGAGGGTCAGACAGGCCCAGGATGCCGCCCTCACGGGCCCCGGTAGCCCGGTTGACCCGGCCGACGATCTCCAGTGCCGTGGTGCGCGGATGCTGGCTCACTACCATGGCGGCCCCGAGGGCTTCGCGCACTGCCGCGCGCTGCTCTTCCAAGATGCTGGTGATCAGTCTCGATGAGTGATCCCGCAGCCAGGCCTCGGCCCGGAAGTTCCGCACGTCGAACCTGAAGCCGACGATCAGGCGCCCGATGCCTGGCATGGTGCGGACGCCGGCCCGACCCCCCGCCAAGTAGGCGTCGCGTATAACCGTCTCCAGAGGCTCGTAGGCGGCCGTTTCGAGATTGAGGGCTGTGATAGCCCCCTCGATGTCTCCTCGCTCCAGGGCCCCCTGGAAGGCTTGCAGGTTGACGTTCGAGCGCAGATCGCGGATCGCCTCAAGAAATGCTTCGGCGATCTCCGGGCCATACCGATCCATCAGCTCCGCGAAGAGCTGTTGCTGCGTCGGGGTGCGGGGCATGGAGACCTACGGGTCGATCAGCAATCGGACGGCCGTCGCGGCGGCGGCGGTGTGGTCGAAATAGGCGTCGAGCAGATCATGGCCGCGCTGCCGGATGGCGGCCTGATCCTCGGGGCTCGATTGCGCAAGGCGGCGGCCTCAAGGGCCCTGGCCTGGCCGATGATGTCCTGGAGCGCCGCGGTCGCGAGGAGCGCCGGCTTCCTGTGCGCCCCGATCAGGGAGATGCGGTCTTCATGATCTGCCACGGTGCCACCATGTCACAGGCCAGCGGGCTGTCCAACTGCCCAGAGACCGACGCCGCCGTTGTCCTCGGGCAGCAGGTAGGGGGCGACCAGCCCAGCGACCTCGGCCAGGACCGGGACGGCGTTGGCGGTCGCGTCATCGCCTCCCTGGAAGTACTCACGCTCCACGGCGCCCTCGACCTTCTCGCGCTTGATCTGCCGGCCGGCGGTCACAACGGGCGCGAGGCTGCCGGGGGTCTTGGCCTCCTGGAGCGCCGCCGCGTAGCTGGCATGGATGATGGGGGTCGGGATGACGTTGTCGGGGATGGCCATGCTGTAGGCGGTGGCGCCGGTGCGCGGCCATGCGCGCTCCTGGGCATAGCCGCCGGTCGGGGCGCCGGTATAGCGGCTGCCGTACAGGCCATCGAGATAAGTGCTGCCCCGCTGGCGCAAGACGGCCGTAGCCGGTGCGCCAGGGGGCAGGCTGTAGCCGTTGGAGGCCAGCCATGCGTCGAATGTCGCGTCGTCACCGTAGCCGGCCATCGGGTTAGTCCTTCGATTGGGCCGCGATGAAGGCGGCCTTGTCCTCGTCGGACAGGGCGTTGAAGGCGTCCGCATCGGCCTTGGTGAGGCCTTCCTTCAGGACCTTTTCGCCCTCGGTGATGTTGAACTTGCCGCCGCCGTGATGCTCGGCCTTGAGGCTGGGCGCCGGGTTGGTGACGGCGGTCTTGCCCTCGGACTTCCCGCCCGACACGACCGTGTAGCGGCCGGCCCAGGCGGTGGGTTCGCCCTTGACGGTCAGTTCCGTGCCGACCGGGATTTCCTCGCCCTTGGCGTTGTAGATGCCACCGGCGGTGATCTGGATTTTCATGTTGCCTCTCCCCGCAGGGAGGCCCCGGCCGTAGCCGGGACCCCGCCGCCTTAGCTGTCGATGTCGGTGGAGTAGAAGACCCCGGACTTGCCGGAGAAGTCGGCCCGAATCTCGATCCCGAGCGCGCCCATCACCAGGAACTGGTAATTGTCGGTCGGGTTGAGGCGGGTGATGGCCGTGGTGTTGACTGCCATGCCAACCAGCGGGCGGATGTACTCGGCGTTCGGGACAAAGCCGAAGAACTGGTTGCCGCTGAGTTCGTAGGTGACCGCGATCTTGTTGATGCGCCGGTTGGTCAGAAGATAGCTCATCAGCGTCCCGCCCTTGAAGCCGGACGAGCCGGAGTAGGAGCGGTCCAGGTTCCGGCCGATCTCGGGCGAGACGTACAAGTTGACCTTGCCCGTGATCAGGTTGGCGTCAAGCATGGCGCCGAGGGTCTGGGTGAAGAAGGCGTCGATGGCGTCCGAGGTGGTGGACGCGGAAGTCAGGTCGATGTTGGCGCCGCCGCCAGCCGTGCCCAGGTTGATGGCCTTGGACAGGGTCGAGGTGCGGATGCCGCTGGCCGTGTAGCCCTGGAAGGTCAGCTTGGGGTCGCCGTCGAGGACATACTGCGCCATGTCGCGACGCAGCTTGGCGGTGTGCGCCTCCTGGTCGTCCGACAGGGCGTCGAAGTTCTCCGACTGCAGGGTGTTCCACTCCCGCCATTCCCGGCCGTACGCGGTCGAGAAGATCGGGACCGGGGCGCCCCGGTAGTCGTATGCCACCTTGTCCAGCGGGTTGGCGACTTGGCCGCTCATCGAGCGCTGGACCGTGCCGGCGTCCGAGGAGACGCGCGACAGGTGAACCAGCTTGCCGATGTGGACGGCCTTGGCCAGCGGCATGAGGTCGGCCATGAACACCTGGCCTTCATCGTTCCGCATGACCCGTCGGGTGATCCCGTCGAGGTCGAGCCAGGCGTCGCGCGGCAGAACCGCAGCGGCGTTGCCGAGCAGTTCATTCATCAGGCCGGCATGGGCCTCCTCGGTCCGGTGGAAGTGCTCGCGCACCACCGAGACCTCGCCCCACCAAGCCGCGTGCGGCCGGGAGTTGGCGACGAGCTGTTGATCGAAGTAACGCATGGTCGCCCCTCCTTAGGACGCGGCCGACAGGTGCGACGCGCTACCCGCAGGGCGGATGCGGATCAGCTGTTCGCTGCCGGTGTTGTTGTTGAAGACCTCTTCGCTGTAGGCGACGACGAGGTCGGACGTGCTGGCGATGGCCAGCGTGCCGTTGGCGCCGGGGGTCAGCGCGGTGCCGATCGCGGCCACATTGACGCCGTTGGCGATCCGCGCAGCGTAAAGCTGGTCGTCGAACAGCTCCAGGCCGATGGCCACGCTGTCCTGCGCCCAGTCATCGTCCACGCCCTTCTGCGCCAGGTAGTTGTCCTGGATCAGGTAGACCTTGCCGACGGTGGTGGCGCCGGCCAGCGCGAACTTGCCGGCCGTGATGACGGCCAGGCGGCCGGGCTTGAGGGCCACGGACGCGAGCAGTTCGCGGACCTGCGGCTTGTTCTGCTCGGCGGGGCCGAGGAAGATCTTGTTGATGCGCGCCATGGGTTATTCCTCCCCCTTCGGCAGTTGATAGGTGGGCTTCTCGCCGCCCCCCTTGAAAGCGCCGTTGAGGGGCGCAGCGGAGCCGGGCTTGGCCGACTTGGCGAGGGCGCGGGCGGCGTTCAGGGTCAGTTCGCCGGCGGCTGCCTCGTCCATGAGGTTCGCCTTGGCGATCGTCTGCCGGAGACCGGTCAGCTCTTCCTCGTCCTTGGCCTGCTGGTTCTGGACCAGGGCCTCGTTGGCGTCGGTCAGCGGCTTCACGGCCGTGGCGACGGCGTTGCCGATGGCGGTAGCCAGCGCATCGGGCTTTAGGCTTTCCGAGAGGGCGTCAACCTTCTGGGAAAGCGCGTCAAACTGCTCCTTGGAGACAGTCATGGCGTCTTCCTTTTCGTCTTTGGGTGAGGTTTCCCGCCCGGAGCCCCTGAAGGCCTCGATGACAGCGGCTTTGAAGCGCTCCAGCACGGACGCGCGTTGGCGCCGCTCCAGAGCCTGGGCGAGGTAGTCGACCGCCCAGTCGACGCCACGCTCAGCGTCCTCGGTGAGGGTGCTGTTGATGACCTCGATCTCGTTGCCCGCCGAGTTGACCATCATCCCGACGCCCTGCTCTGGGGTGGCCGCGCCATCCTCCGCCAACAGGATCGCGTCGTGGTCGAACTCCAGTTCGCGGGCGATATGCTTGTAATCCACCTCGCCGTTGGCGGCTTCGAGCATGCAGAGCAGGCCCGTGGAGGTGTGGATCGGACCCCCTTTGTCGACCGCGGCCAGGACCGCCCTGCCGCCCTCGGAGCGGTTGGCCATCTCGACGTCGATTACCTTGTCCAGCAGGACCCGGCCCTTCTCCTGCCGGACGTTCTCGTTCCAAGCGCCGATCCAGCCGAGGTTGATGCCCTCGGGGTCGCGGGCCGAGACGAACTTGCCGTTGATGGTCGGGTGACCGAGCGGAGCCGGCGAGCGCTCCAGGGTCTTGAAGCCCTTCGCGATCTCGGCAGCCGGATAGAGGATGCCGTTCATCACCACGTCGTCGGGCAGAGTGGCGCTGGGCACGATGACCACGTCTCGGCCGTTGCGCTTCTCGCGGCGCACGGCGGCGGTGTTGGCCAGGGTGCGGATGTTGACGCGCACCTGGTCGCCCGCCTCGCGGTTGACGATGAAGGCGCGGGCGGCGGGCAGCTGGTTCATGGGGTCACCCCTGAGGGAGGTTGGCGAGGGCCGAGCCGATTCCGATCCCGACCAGAAGGACCGGGCCGTGGCTGAGGACCTTCCAGGCGATGCTGGGTTCGGTGGGACGGGACGACCACTGCTGCGGCGGCGGCGGGGGCAGTGGCATAGGACGGCGGGGCGGGCGCACGCCCGGATCGCGGGGTGGCATGGCCGGCCTCCTTGGTGGTCGGGTGCGGCTAGGCCGCCTGGGCTTCGGTGGTGCGCGATGGCAGGTCGCCCAGCGCATCGGCGGCGTCGCCGGCGTCGGGGTCCTGCCGGAACTTGTCGGCGTCGGACAGCGGCTCGAAGTCGACCACGGCCCGAATCTCCTCGGGCGTGAAGATGAACTCGCCGGTGTCCTTCATGGTCTGGTTGACCGTGGCCATCTTGGCGGCCCGGTCGATCTTCTCGCCGATGCTGCTTTCCGTCAGGTCGGTCCAGCTGAGGAACCAGTCCCGCTCGGGCAGGATGCCGAAGCGCTCCAGCCGGCGGACTATGGCTAGGGTGTTCGGAACCGCCTGATCTAGGCGCCGGGCCATGTTGGTCTGGGCCCACTCGCGGGCGTCCTCGGTGCTGGCGCGCTCGCCGGTCTGGGAACCCACCAGGATCTTCAGCGGGCAGGAGATCGAGGCCGCGTAGGACTGCAGGGCGATATTGAAGAAGTGCTCGGGCGAGGGCAGCGTGATGCCCAGCGAAGTGGCCTTCATGCCCTGGAGCATGAGCAGCTTGTCGAAGCCCGCCTGCCAGGCCTCCACCTGCTCGTTCATCTTGTCGGCGACCTCTTCGGGCGCCACGCCCATCGCCCTGGCCATGTCGGCGAGCTTGGCGTTCTGGTCGACCTCGAGGACCGGGGCCGACTTGGCGTTCTTCCAGAACCCTTCGCCGCCGGCGCCGCTGACCTTCTCCAGGGTCAGCAAGTCGTTGTAGCCGGCCTCCAGCAGGGAGCGGCCATGCACGGTGCCGTCCTTGGACCAGATGATGACGCGGTCCGGATGCAGGCGGAACTGCCGAGGCTGACCCGTCGCGCCGCCGACCGCGGACTCGGTGAATTGGTACATCTTCGGCTGGCCGTAGGTGGCCGAGGTCTGCACGCTGTCCCACTCGGCCACGGTCAGCTGGCCTTCCCAGGCCGGGATGACTTCGACCAGGCCGTCGAGACCGCCCGGCACCCGGTCAACCGGCTGGTCAAAGGTCTTGCTGTCGGCCAGGCGCAGGATGACGCCGGCATAGGAGCCCACCAGCGAGCGCCGGTCGGCCTCGGCCAGGTGCTGCCAGACCCGCAGGTCGGCGAACCGCTCCCGGATTTCCTTCTCCAGCGGCGTCTCGGCGGCCGGCCCCGCGCTCCCATCGCGCTGGTGATCCTGTAAGAAGGGCGTGTCCTGCCAGGTCTTGGCGACCGTCTTGTCCACCCCGGCCCGGGCCATGCCGTTACGCATGTACATCGCGTAGAACTGGGGGAAGGCCAGCTCGGTGGGATAGCCGAAGTCGGCATAGTGGTTGTGCTTGGCCTGGGCGAAGAAGCCCGGGAACATGACGTCCAGGCGGCGCAGAGCGGCATTCGCCATCAGGGTGAGGCGGTTCATTTGCGGTGCCTCTTCTGAAGGAACATGGCCACGGTCGGGGCCGGCTCGGGTTCGACGTAGGTCAGCATCAGGGAGTCGGCGTGGTCGGGGCTGGAGATCCCGCGCCGCTTCAAGGCGTCCTTGGTCTCGATGACGATCTTGCCCCGCTCGTTTCGGCCCCACTTCACCAGCGACAGCTGCAGGCAGAGCGCGGCGCTCTCCTTGTCCCCCGATGGAAGCGCCAGCAGATCAGTGACCGGGTGCTCCTTGCCGTTCTCCTTGCCCTCCAAGAACAGCACGTGCTCGTGGGTTCGCTGAAGGTCGGTTCGGCACAACCACCACAGCTCGGCCTTCAGGTTGCCGAACATCTCCTTGGACGACCGGCCGTCGGGCCATTTGCGCTCCGTAGGCGGCACGCCGGTGTTGACCGCGGTCACCTCGAGCCCGTCCACCTCATTGTGCATCAGGGTGGACGAGACGCCGGCGCCCACGCCTGGCGCATCGAAGTTCAGCACCACCGAGCCATGCGCCTTCGCGATGTCGAGGGCCCAGTGCGCGGTGCCGGTGGTGTCCGGCTCGCCTCGGGACCTGGGCGGCGTGACCACTGGCCCGGCCTTGGTGATCGCCACGGACTTGGACTTGCCGGCGCCCACGTCCAAGCCGGTGACGCTGCGGTTGGACGCCAGCAGCCGGGGCTCCAGCTTGGCGACCCTCTTGGCGCTCTCGACCCAGGCGGCCGGGATGCAGATGCCCTCGACCGAGGCGCTGTAGTCGATGTCGTACTCGCTCGCCCAGGTCGTCGGGTCGGAGAAGCTCGCCTTCTTGGCCTCGGCCCACGCCTCCGTCTTTCGAGGGTCGTCCCGCCAGTGCATGCGGAAGATCTGATGCGGCTTCAGGATGCTATGGCGCTTGCGGGCGAACAGGTTGCCCATCCCGTTGACCGACGAGACCCACAGCACGCAGTCGGTGTTGCCCGACAGCGCCGCCTCTACGGCCTCGGCGTTTTCGACGAAGGCCGCCTCGTCCACGCAGTAGACGGTGGAGCGGCCGCCCCGGCCCATGTTCTTGCCGCCCTCCCCCGATATCACCGCGTCGTTGGCCGGGTTGACTAGACGCATGTGGTTGTCGTGGTTGGCTTGGCCGAAGCCATCCGGCAGCATCT